GGCATCGCCCTTCAGCACTTTAGCAACCCACCGCAAATCTTCTGAACTCAATTCAATGGGGCGACAATTATCTTCACCATTAGCAAAAGCAGTAACGAATAATTGATGCAGAGGGGCATACTTGCGCCAATAACCAAGGTCTAGTTTCTGGCTGCTTCTGCGAAATCCATCAACAGTATCCTCGTTAATAGGTATAATACCGCCATCATCATCGCGTAAAAACTCACCCTTCTCGTCCTTCGCGTATTGAGTACGCTTGAACTTATCTCCAGTTAAATACATATCTAATCCCATTTTTATCCTCCTAAAATTTGCATGGGGTTACATCTTGGACAGTCGTGTCCTCTGGATAAATCTCATCATCAATCGTGGCGTGTAACCACGCATCGTCCATATCCTGTTCAATCATCTCAATAGCATCTTCTTCTGTTTCGGCCTCAACGAAGACCGTGCCATATTGATACATTGAACGACAAAGCTGGATGCTAAACTTAGGCATCATCACCTCCCACTACATAATGAAACTTGAAACCTGAACCACCGCACTTGTGACAAATACCTGCGTCACCATTGTCGTATTCATAACCATGACCAGCGCACCAATCACAATATACACCAAACTCGATGCGTGAACCTTGAACCACGAGCCTTGTATCTTGAACCTCGTGAACATAACTTTCTGACATTTTGTGTCCTCCATTATTTAACTTGCTTTTATTGTACTGTAAAACAGTATGCAATGCAAACAATAGTTACAAAGGCTTGTCACGTTTGTCACACTTATAGAAGAAATTCCTGAAAAAAAAAAAAAAAAAAAATAATTTTCCAGATAGCGTGACAAGTGTGACAAGTGTGACAAGGGGGGTTAACTACATGAAAAACAACAAAACTGCTTGTCACGTTTGTGTCACGTTTGTCACGGTACTAGGGGTGTTTTTGCATTTTTACATATATATAGCTTGTGGAAATTGCTTTCAGGTCATGCTAAAAAAGGGGTAGAAGTGTGACAAGTGTGACAAATTTAGAGGACAACCGTGACAAGTGTGACAACATTAGAAGACGACCCAAAAGAACTAAACAATC